AGCAAGATGATTCTGTATTAGTGAGACTTGTCAAGCCTGAAGGTAACTTTGCACCTGTCGGATTTATTACCATTCAATCCAAGACTAGCAAAAGAGATTCTGTTGATGTTTTCTTTGCCGCTCTTATGACAGCATTGAACACATTAGAAGTTGAAGAAGTCCTACTAGTTGGCGAAGGCGCAAGGAATGTCCTTGATACATGGGGCGCTGGTATCGGTTTTCAGTACACACAAGCTTTCTTGAATGACGGAAATAATTCAGGCGATGCAAGTGGTGGTTCAGGAACCGGTGGTACCGGCATCAGCTGGGGCGAGGCTGGTTATGTGGCCAAACCTTACATGCAGCTTATTCTTTTGAATAACCTAGATGTTAAGACAAGGCATGTTGTAAAGTAAACTAACAACCTAACATCACAAACTCCGGGCGGGATTTATTTCTCGCCTTTTTTTTGCGAATTTTATGAGAGAATGTTTACATCTTCAGAAAATCCTAGTATAATTAGTAACATACAGTAGAAAATTACAGTAAACTACAGTAAATAGCAGTGCTAAAAAGGAGAATGAAGATTATGTCAAAATGGATAGACGAGAATCTGTTCAATCAATTCGTTGAACAGAAAACACATGAAGCTGACAAAACGCCAGCAGGACCGAGAAGGTCAGAAATTGTTTGGAAGACCCCTGAGAGGGGAACGCCTGATAAACCAAAAGTGTATGAAGGTAGATTCTTACCTGACCAAAAGGGTAACTTCTACAAGAATTATTACTATCACATGTTTTATTCAGGAGAGAAATGGAACTTCTTGTTATGTGACAAGACTTTCACTCTAGAGAATTTCTGTCCTTGGTGTTCAGTAACATCTAAACTTTATATGGGGAATAGTGAAGATAAGAAACGAGCATCCGAGTACAAGAGAAAAGAAAAATTTGTGAGTAACTTCTTCATCATAGACGACCCAAGGGATGCCGAGAACGAAGAAAAGGTAGCCGGGTCTGTGAAAATCTATGAATTTCCTGGTAAGGTAGAATCAAAGCTCAAGAGTGAGATTACTGATACTAAACACGGTCTTGGACCTGCAATCTTTGACCCGAGTGGTGAGGGATTCAGTTTCATACTTAAAGTAAGGTCAACCAAGCCGAAAGATGGCAAAACCTGGCCAGATTACAGTGATTCGCTTTTCGCTAGGAAACCTAGTGCTCTTGGAGATGATAGTGAGATTCAAACTATCATGGATTCAAGGTATGACCTTGAGGAATACATTGAGGGAATGACAAGAACAGAAGAAGATGTTATCACCCTACTCAAAGCCGAAATGGTCTATGAGTTTATAGAAGATGAGTGGAAAAGAGCGAAACACATGGCAAAAATGGCAGGACCGGTTGAAGATGATATCCCGGATTTTGATGATGCGTTAGAACCCCAGACAGAAGAAAGAACAGACGAGGAACTTCTAAATGAATTGCCTGAAACAAATGCTGAACCAGCAACAGATGAGGAACTTTTAGAAGAACTAGCAGGTCTCTAAACATGCGATAGCCCCTATGTCACCAGCGTAGGGGCTTTTTTCTGCGCAACACTTGACATTTTATTAAAAATGATTATTTTATAAATACAAGAAATGTATAAGAGAGGTGATAGTATAATGGAAAAAGGATTGAAATGGCTGTTTGGTGGACTGATAGCCGCTGTATTGATGTTTATGTTGATGGTGAGTAGTGTAGATGCTCACGAAACTGACAATTATTGGCATCCTCAACATGGACAACATATGTATCATATGTATGAGGCTTGTCCAAATTATCCATCAGTGGTAATACCAAACCAACAAAAACAGAATACAAGTTCTACACAGAACTTTATAAATAGTACGGTTACTAGGGATAATGAATATCTTCCTAATGTAACTGTAAATACACCAAAACCACAGAGGTAAAATAAAATGGAATGCACACATGAAGGCACAGCATGTTGCTGCTGCTGTTGCACTTGCACTTGTGGCTGTTGTGACTGCGGTTGCACCCACGAAGAAGAACCAGCAGAGTAAGGAGAAGTATTATGAATAGTATGGACCATCTTGATATAACTATTGAGTTAGAAGATGAGAACGGGGAGGAATGTGAACTCACAATGGATGAGTTGGAAGACGACTTAAACCCATGTGACATTTGTTCTGGTTGTTGATATAAATCAAGGCAAAAAAAGCCGCTACCGGTGTAAATAGTATTGGTAGCGGCTTTTGTATTTACAAGTCATTGAATTTATGATAGAATTTGGAGATAGAAATGAGGTTCGTAAAATTTCTCAATGAAGCAGGTTTCACTAAATTTCCACCAGGGTGGACAAGGAAATCTGTGATTAAATTTGCTAAGACTTTAGGCAAAGAGACTGGCTTAGGACCCAAAGACAAAGGATTTTTTGATGCGTGTGTATCTAAAATGACTAAACATTTTGGAGAAGGCGCTAAGGGATTTTGTGCATCATTGAAAGATGAGGCCTATAACTCAACCTATTGGCGGGGTAAGGGCAAAACAAAAAAAGAAAAAGAAGATGCCATAAAATCCCACAAAAAGATACCAAGGAAGAAAAAAGGTGAGAGCGGCAAATAGAACACTGTGGGACGAATATCATAAACAACACAGGGAAAGAGCGCGGATGGAGAGGTTTGTCAAACAACAAGAAGAAGATATCAGACAAAGTTTGAGAAAATTTACCATGGGTGATTGGATAGAAGGTACTATGAAAAAGAAAAGTAAATATCTTCTTGAAGATGAACTGTTTGAGATTGACTAATGGGTAAAGGCGGAGACTTTGAGAGAGAAATCTCCAAATGTTTGACATGTTGGCTCACAGGCGAAGAAAAGCCGTATGCTTACTGGCGTATGCCAGGCAGCGGAAGTTTGTCTACAATTCACGAAGAAAATAAAGACCTCTCTGGTGATATAAAGGCAATGACACCAGAAGCAGAGTTCTTGACTAATATATTCTCAATTGAATGTAAAACTGGATACCCACAAACATCTTTTTGGCAACATTTTGGCAGAATAAAGAATTTCAACATTGAGATATTCTGGCGCCAAGCCTTTGAAGATGCTGTGAAGGCTAACAAGTATCCTATGCTTATCTACAGAAAGAAGGGTCGTAAGCCTATTATCGGTATCAGTAAATACATTAAAGACAAATTACGACTTGAGGAATTACCGTACCTTGAAATGAAATTTATAGACAATCTTCCAATACTTGTATTTTTTGATTGTAACGATTTTTTGGAAGTAGTAACTCCTCAAAGAATTAAAAGTATGAGGTTATAATATGCCAAAAGTTAATCTTGAGCCCGAGGAGTTTGGAGACTTTGTAGCCATTTTCTTATTGGATTCTCTTGTGAATCCTGAAGTGCTAATAAACAATGATAATTACAGAGATTTTGCTGGTAAGTTGAAGGCAAAAGGTATGAAATCTGCCTTAGTGAAATACTATTTTGAAGTGCCTTCTGAAATGAGGGTTAAATACAAGAGACTCAAAGATGTTTTAATCACTGGTGAGGACCAGGGTGTCATAAACATTATGAAGAAGGGCAAAGAGATTAAGAAAAAGAGAGAAAAAGAAGCCAGAAGGGGTGAGGGTGTCGTTAAGAAAGTCAAGAGAGTTGTTAGAAAGGTCACCAAGAAACTTACTGGTAAAGATATAGGCGAGTCAGAATTGACAGCACTCGTAGAGCAAATTATTATAGAATTGGAGGAAGACAATGGGTGAATTTACCGATGGCGAAAGCCCTAGTGATATCGCTGCAAAGGACGGACAAGCAGAATATGCTGATGATGGGTTTGAGACTGATGTTGAAGGTGTGAGGTCACAAGGAGAAAAGCTTGGTCTGCCTGTTTTCAAGGTTGATAAACATGAGTTTTATCAGAATATGCAAATGGGTAGAAAAAGGCTGAGATTCAAAATTGATACGCCGGTTCAACAATACATGTCTAAAACCAGATACAAGAAGGCATTCTGGATTGAACATGACGGTCATATCAGAAAAATAAAATAAGGAGACTAACATGAGCGGACTATTTACAATATTAATTGTTCTAGCTATTCTAGCTGCTGGTGGTATATTCCTTTGGAAGAAAGGTTACTTGCCAAAGAAAGTTCACGATGATGTTGAGGAATTTGTTGATACAGTGGAAGAGGAATTCGACAAAGCCAAAGATGCAGTAAAAGAAAAGGTAGATAAAGTAAAAGATAAAGTAAAATAAGAAAGGAACACACATGAAAAATGTTATTTTGTTTGATTTTAACAATTTAGCTGTGCGAACATTTTTCGTAAAAGATATAGGCGCCGCAACCGTGAATCCAGATTACGGTTTGTGGCGTTTTATGACTTTTGACTCAATTTACAGGTCTCTTTTCCGTGTTAGAAATGCGAATGAGATTGTACTTGCGGTAGACGACAGGAGGTCCTGGAGAAAACTCTACTTCAAGAGGTACAAAGAGTCTAGAAAGTTAAAGAGAGATAAATCAAACATCAACTGGCCTGATTTCTATAAATCACTGGAGGACTTTGTTCTCACCATCAAAGACAATATCCCCGTAAAGGTCATAAGAATTGACAATGCAGAGGCAGATGATATCATTGCCGCTATCTGTATGAACCGTAAAGATAATTTCACTATTATCTCTACTGATGAGGACTTTCTACAACTGTCCTCACCCACCGTTAAGATTTACAACCCACGAAAAAAAGAACACACTGTCTGTGAAGATACAGAAAAGTTCATAGTCACAAAATCCCTCACAGGACAAGCCAAGGATGATATATTCAACATCAAGACACCTCTAGACTGGGGGCAGACACCAGAGACTCTAGGCAAGAGAAAACCTGGATTTGGACCAAAAAGTGCAGAGAAGGTGTTGAAAGAGGGCTATATGGAGTGGCTGAAAGATAATGACCTTGGTGAAAGATTTAAAATCAATAGGGTATTGATGGATTTCAACTATATTCCTAATATATTACAGAAAAGAATTATGAACGAATATCTCGGCTATGAATATCCAAACCCTGACAACATGTACGGATTTTGCAAGAGATATGGATTCAGAGGCTATACAGAAAATTACCAACAATTTGAAAACACATTCTTGAGAATGTATAACTGAGAAGGAGAGAAAATGATTAGTTACGCTGTTGTGAATTATGAGGAGAAGGTGGATTTTGAAAAAAGTTATCAAATTCCTTATGGTTATTACAATGTATCGCTTCATAGAACTTTTAATGAGGCTATGAGATGGTTCAATAACAATCTTGGACCAAGAGAAAGGGTAAATTTTGTCATTGAGAAATTAGAAGGTGGCAAAAAAGAAATAGTATTCAAACTGAGAGGAGATTATGTTTGATGATATACTGGGTCCCAGCAGACCATATAGGCACGGGGGACCCGTATTACATGATAATATTGCAGAAGTCATTGAAGATGCCTTGAACAATGCCAATGTTACTGCTGACAATATGCCAACAGCAATAGATGTCATAAAGGATTACATGTCTAGAACTTACGGCAAGGAGTGGGAAGATTGGTACTATATCAAGATAACATACGACAATGACAGTGAAAAATATGCAGTGGAGGTATTAGATTTGTGAGAAACATAAAATTATTTAACTCTATCAAGGCAATGGAAATACATTATCCAGAATGGATTATTGAAAATGCAGAGAGATTGGCTACAGAAACTTATAAACTCAAGATAAGAAAGGGTAGGAAAGGACATAGGGAGTTCGACACTGTGAAACTCCGATGTTATCAATTGGCTCCCCTTACTGATATCCACCCTACTGAAACAATAGTCAGTGTTATCAAGAAAGTTGAAAAGGAATTTGAACTTTTCCCAAAGATATTGGCTACTGAACTAATTGATGATTGGATGGTCATTATTTCTGAATGGGGTGAGGGTATTGCACTTGATAGGCTTCCTGGCAACCTCAAAATGAAAGCTTTGAAGTCTTATGGCAAATT